ACTTGTCCAGAATGTAAAATTTATTCTTTTGATATGAAAGATGATTTATATATGGCAAAATTTAAGTGTTGCTTTAAATGTTATATTCAATACGTTGAGGGAAGAGAAGAAAAATGGCTGAAAAAAATAACATCCTAGATATTATTAATGGAATTTCACAAGCGGCAGCGAATGCTTATGATGGCGCACTGGATGACAAGGGCGAACCAATTAAAGTTGGTCTTAAAAGGGAAGAAGGTGATCCTGTCCTTGATATGAGGGTGATTGATGGGTTCAATGTAAGTATAGCCGGAAACATGTTAATTGTTAAATACCAAGGAGAAATTTTACTAAAAGACGTTTACAAGGGTGATTTCGAAGGAGAAATAGCACAACGCCTTCAAGACATCGTTTCGTTTCTCAAGAAAGAATACAAAAAAGTTACAGGTAAATCACTTACACTTACCAAAGAAGACAAAGAACCTGATGTTCTTGTTCAAAGTTCAAGCCGCATCCGTTCATGGGTCCAAGCGCAACAAAAATTTAAAATTGGTGGGATGCCAGATCAGGAAGAGATCGGAGCAACAGTGGAAGACCGTTTGTCCAAGGCAATGAAGGACTGGATTGGCTTTGGCAAAGATAAGTTTCCAAAAACAAAAAATCCTGAAAACGTAAAGGGAAAACGTGATGAGGAACCACGGACATGAAACTAACAAAAAAGATATTAGAAGATCTAATCTTAGAATTCCTTGAAGAACAGCCAGAACCCGAGCCAGAACCCGAGCCAGAACCCGAGCCAGAAGACGAAATTGATTATGCTGAAGACTATGAAAATGCTTTAAATAAAATTCAAGATTGCGAAAAGCGTGTTGAATATCTTACAAAACGACTTAAAAAATGTCAAGAAAAGACAACTACTTCAACCGGCAATTGGTCCGATCTATGGGAAAATAATTAATCATGCAAAAACTATTTGAAAATTGGCGACGATATTTGACTGAAGATCAAATATTAAAAGAAGAACGCATTAGAAAGTATATCGTAGAAAGCAATATTGAGCATCTTGGGGAAGATAACAATTTTGAACAACTAGATGAAGATGTTGCGGATTGGTTGCAAGATGCTGGTCATTTGGTTTTAGACGTGTTAGGCGTTGCTTTGGATCCTTTTGGCGGTGCAGGTGCCGCTGCCGACGCAATGAACGGAGTATGGTATCTGGCAAGAGGATGCTATCTTTATGCTGCTCTTTCATTTTTAAGTATAGCTCCGGTGCTGGGCGACATTCTTGGCAAAGGAACCAAAATTGGTATATTTTTGAGTAAATTTAAAAAAAGTGCCTCATTTTTAAAGAAAGTTCAACTTGCGCTTTCGGTGCATGGTGCGCTGATAGACGAAACTTTTGATAAATTAGAGCAACATGAAAAAACGCCCGACAATGTTAAAAGGGCTGTTCCAAAAATGCGCGGAGCAGTTGACACATTTAGAACCGACAGAGAGTCTCCTGAAAGTTGTGAAGTCGGAGATCCACCAGAGGCTTCTGATCAAGAAAAACAGTCAGAAAGCAAACTTCGGATCAATGTAGAGCCTACTTAGTATGTATGTCACAATATCTTTCAAAAAAAGAACTCGTAAGAGAAATTGTTAAGTGTGGCAAAGATCCTGTCTATTTTATAGACAATTATTGTAAGATTTCACATCCAACTCGTGGTCAAATTCCCTTTAAAACATGGGACTTTCAGCAAGAGCTTCTTCATAAATTTAATGATTATAGAAACAATGTCATTTTAAAGTCACGACAGATGGGAATTTCAACAATTAGTGCCGCATATGTGTCGTGGATGATGTTGTTTCATCGCGACAAAAACATTCTTGTTATTGCAACTAAATTTAGTACAGCAGCGAATCTTGTTAAAAAGGTAAAAGCAATGATTAAGTTGTTGCCTCCGTGGTTTGATCAGATTGCATCCATCGAGATTGATAACCGTTCGTCTTTTGTTTTGAATAATGGTTCTGAAATCAAAGCGTCTTCTACCTCAACTGATGCCGGTCGTTCAGAAGCACTATCTTTATTAGTTATTGATGAAGCCGCACATATTGATGGGTTTGATGATTTATGGACAGCACTTCAACCTACGATGGCCGCAGGTGGTCGTTGCATCGCTCTTTCATCCCCAAATGGTGTGGGAAATTGGTTTCATAAAACATATATTGCATCTCAAGGGGGAGAAAACGACTTTCATCCAACAAAACTTCATTGGACACTTCACCCTGAAAGAGATCAAGCATGGTTTGATGAAACAACTCGGAATCTTTCAAGGCGTAGAGTTGCACAAGAATATGAATGTAACTTTAATGCTTCTGGTGAAACAGTGGTTCATCCTGGTGATTTAGAGAAAATAGCACAAGTTTGTATAGAGCCTAAATACCAAACAGGTTTTGATAGAAACTTTTGGATTTGGGAAGAATATAAACCAGAAAATAAATATTTACTTGTGGGTGACGTTGCTCGTGGTGATGGTAATGACTTCTCTGTATTTCATATCTTCAACACAACAACGATGGAACAAGTTGCAGAATATCGCGGAAAACCCACAACCGATTTATTTGCACGGATCTTGTTCGACGCAGGGAAAGAATACGGAGATGCGATGCTTATTGTTGAGAATAATAACATCGGCTTTTCAGTATTGGAAAAACTCATTGATGCCGGTTATCCAAATTTATATTACTCCACTAAAGGAACTCACGAATATGTTGAGCAATATCGCGCAGAGCATATGTCCAATACAATTCCAGGATTCACCACCTCTCAAAAAACGCGACCTTTGATTGTGGCGAAACTCGAAGAATTCATTAGAAATGCACTAATTACTCTTAATTCAATTAGGAGTCATCAAGAACTTAAAACTTTTGTTTGGAAAAACGGTAGACCAGAAGCGCAAAGAGGTTATAATGATGACTTAGTGATGTCATTGGCAATCGCTTGTTGGGTTAGAGACACAGTTCTTGAGGAAAATACGAGAGATTTACAATATAAAAGAGCATTTTTAAATTCTATGGTTACATCAAATACGAGAATAAATACCACAATTCCAGGTATGTTTGGCTACAAAAAAGAACAATCTTTTGATAGAATAAAGAAAGCAAAAGAAGATTATAAAAACTTTGGATGGTTAATAAAAGGATAAAAATGGAATATAATAAAAAAAACAAAAACAATACTCGAAACGCAGACAGCTTTTTATTTAAAGCGTTAACAAGATTATTGTCTGGTCCTCTCACTAAACACGATAGACAAAACCCACGCCAGCTTAAAAGATGGCAGCTTGATAAATATAAATTCACATCAGCTGGCGGTCTTACTTTCAAAAAGACGAGCTATAATCCTTTTGATAATATTTACGCCCAATCAACACTTAATGCTGCCAGAGCAGAAAGGTATGTTGATTTTGATCAAATGGAGTTTATGCCAGAAATTGCATCAGGACTGGATATTTATGCTGATGAAATGACTGTTTCATCTCCGTTGCAAAAAATTCTTACAGTTAATTGCCCAAACGAAGAAATAAAAGAGGTTTTACACAATCTTTTTTATAGTGTATTAAATATAGAATTTAATCTATATGGCTGGTGTCGAAGTATGTGCAAATATGGAGATTATTTTTTATATTTAGACGTTGATGAAAATATTGGCATTAAATCTGTAATTGGTCTTCCGCCAGCTGAAATTGAAAGACTTGAAGGGGAAGATAAAACCAACCCCAATTATGTTCAGTTTCAATGGAATAGTGGCGGCTTAACATTTGAAAATTGGCAAGTTGCTCATTTTAGAATTCTTGGAAATGACAAATATACCCCTTATGGTACATCGGTTTTGGAGTCTTCTCGAAGAATTTGGCGTCAATTAATGTTATTAGAAGATGCTATGATGGCTTATCGTATTGTTCGCTCCCCAGAAAGGCGAGTTTTCTATATTGATGTTGGTGGTATTCCTGAAAGTGAAGTAGAACAACACATGGAGCGTATTGTAACTCAAATGAAGAGAAATCAAGTTATTGATGCAGCCAGCGGACGAGTTGATTTGCGATATAACCCTATGAGCATTGATGAAGATTATTTTATTCCAGTGAGAGGGGCGACAGGTGGAACAAAAATTGAATCACTTCCCGGTGGAACTTATACAGGTGATATTGATGATGTAAAATATTTACGTGATAAATTATTTTCAGCTCTTAAAATTCCTGCTTCTTATCTCACTCAAGGGGATGAAGGTTCAGAGGACAAAACAACGTTGGCACAAAGAGATATTCGTTTTGCGCGGACAATAACTCGTTTACAAAGAAGTATCGTGTCTGAGTTGGAAAAAATCGCAGTGATTCATCTCTATACACTCGGATATAAAAACAAAGATCTTATATCTTTTAAACTCCACCTCAATGCCCCCTCTAAACTTGCAGAACTTCAAGAGCTTGAACATTGGCGAACAAAATTCGAAGTCGCGGGCGGAGCGATTGAGGGGTATTTCAGTCGTCGGTGGGTTGCAAAACATATTTTTGATCTTTCTGATCAAGAAATTGTTCGTAATCAAAGAGAAATGTTTTATGATAAACAGCTGGATGCAGCCTATGAAAGTGCAAGTATGGCGGCTTCAGGAATGGATGAGATGGCAGGTGGAATGCCCGGTAACTTGCCCGACTTTGGTGGGGAAGAAACACCAGCAGAACCAGCCGCCGAAGATGCCGAAGAAGAAACCCTTTTGGCATCTCCCGACGAAGGAGCTGGAGCGATGGAAGCCCCAGCTAAACGAAATGATTTACACTGGCGAAGACCTGATCAACCCCCATATACAACCCCT